GTGGTGGATAAGTCATGGCAACTGTGGCAAGACTTTCCTTTACATCATCCTTCTCGAATGTCTCTTTGATGTGAGCCCACTCGGAGTCTTGAATCTCCAAGTATGGGCTCATGTTTAAGAACTTATTGAAGTAATCAAGATACAAAAGACTCTTCCACCCTTTTATACCATTCTTTGTATGTGTTATCACCATCAGGTAATGGATGACCAGTTGATGTAGTCATTGTTGCCATCTTTATAGCATGATCAACAAGTTTGAACCATTCGGTTAATGTGGTTTCACTTTCTGCTAATTTATGCATCTGTAAAGTATGGATGAATCTCTTTTGAAATTGACATCCAGCAGATGCAAATCCAATTTTTGAAACCAATGATGGTATTGCTGACAACAATGTATCTTTTATGATTGTTCTTCTTGTGTCCAACTCAAAGTTTTTGGCTTTTTTTCCATCTTTTATTTTGCTCTGCCCTCTTATTTCAAAAGTATATAGTTGAGCAACACAAGCGTTTGTCATTAACTTTTTAGTGCCATTACCGTAAAGTTGTTTCATGTTATCTTTAATCTCAACATGTAACTTATGGTTTCTCCAATTAGTCATTTTGGCGTTGGAAACAGCGTAATCATATATCTCCCAACCCTTCCCAATTGTATTTAAGGTTTTTATTGAACCTAAAACATCATCTTTATCATCAACATCCTTCCACCATAGAATGGCGATGGCAACATGACCATCCTCACCAGCACTTTTCATGATATCAGAAACAGATTTACCTCTGTGTTGTGCCTCTGCTATTTCGTACATTGGTAGACCTTCATCATTAACTTTAACTGATGGAAATACTTTTACTACATCCATAAAACCATCTTCACGAATAGTTCCCATCATAGTATTCGTCAACCCACCTTTGATTTTACGGTTCAATGATCCTGGATCACTCCCATCATTCCATATAAGCTGTGAAGCTTTTATATATGTTAAATGAGGGAAATTAACCCCAGCTTTGTTTTTTGGTACTTCTATCATCGGTATTTTGTTCATTATAACTCCGTGTATTTATTGTTTATCAAATTTGGCTTAATGCCATTCATTACTTAAAGTAATTCTTATAATATACGAATTTTTTATCTAAAAGTCAAGCATTATTCTCCGAATAATTCCTTAAATGCTTGGTTAGCCTTCTTAGATTGCTCCACCTTCTCCTTCTTAGGTTTTGGCATGTAATCACCGCGTTTCCACATATCGTATTCGATACGGGATGCCATCAAATCACCTTGATGTAAGATGTAAGCAATATTAGTTCTTAAAGCATTATCCTTACTCCAATTCATATAATATGTTTTGTTAGCATCTTCATACAGACCATCGGTTAATCTCAATCCAATGTATTCATTCGGTGTCATCACCAGCCCAAAGTGTTGTAAGATAAACAAAGCCCTATCCGTTACTGTCATATATTCTATTCTTGGATTGTGCTTATATACCAACCCTTGATTCTTTCTATGCCACTCTGAATCATTTGGTGTGTAGTTCTCTTCAGCAAGATCACCAACCTTACCCAAATCATGATGTAGGGCAGCCATTACCAACTCCTCATCGGTAAAGTCCATACTGGCACCACTCTGCTCCCAAACGGATTTTATCTTCAATGCTGATGTGGTAACATGAATAACATGCTCCACATATCCACCGGCGTGAGCATTGTGAAAATGCTCCTTACCACTGGCAGGCGCAACAGCCATCCTCTCCCCAAAATACTCATACATCTTGAACAACTTCTCCAGCCTTTCGCCGGAGAAGTTGACCTCGATGAGATTCAGTAGGTTATCCCAATTATGTTGGATTTGTTCAGGTGTTAATTCTTTTGTCATTTATAACTCCTTGTATATGTGTCTGACAACATTTTCTAATACGCCTTGTTTTTCAGTATATTCTTTCATTGTTTCTCTCCAATAATCCGTGTTCTCACAGAAAACATCAAAACTATTCACCATCTGATAATACTTAACAAAGTCCTCCTTAGAATTCCAATTGTATTTATATAAATCGTCAATCGTAATCTGCAATCTTGCCATCCTTCCAAAAAGTTGAATACCATTAGTAGTTACTGGATTTCCCTCAAAAAAGGTCTTAGGGTTTCTGAAAATTAGTAATGTACTAGCACTTGGGATGTCAACACCCATAGAACCTTTTTCTATAACAGCATACATTCTCAAAGAACTATTTTTATCTTCTAAGTCATCGTATATCTCTTGTTCATTATCATAATTAACATCTAACTGAGTTGCCTTACCACCTTTAAGTGAATAAACAATAATAGATTCGCCAGTGGATATTACAAAATCAAAATCATGCTGTATGTCCGCAGACTCCATGAGTTCAACATAAGTATCTTTATCTAATTTTACTTTACCCTCTGTGCTTCTCTCTAATTTAACGATCATGCTTTGTTTCTTTTTAAGAGGGTGATTGTCACCCAATTGAAGAAAATCTAAATTCTCTTCTAATCCACATTGATCAACAAAAGACCACATAGATTTTTCACGATTCATCATATTTTCAACAGCTGCTGTCATGTATTTAGCACCTCTTTTAATTTTATCCATAGTCAAAGGTATTTCAGGATTAAAAGTAACATTTCTTAGCTTTGCTGTTCTTAACAATAAGTCTTTTAACTCAGGATGTTTATTAATTAAAGCGTATGTATCTGAGCCAAATGACTTGTTGAATTGTTCATGTAATGGAGTTGCTGATAAGTAATAGACATGTGGAGTAGCTTTTTCTAAAATCTCACAACAAGCCTTATACATGGAAGCTTGATATTTATATGGAGTGCTACCCATATTTTTAGGATAAAACTCCTCACCCGATGATCCAGAATAATGTCCCTCATCTCTAACCACCATAACTTTATCTTTATAACCACCATTAACACACAAATCAATTATTTTATCTTTTATTAGACTACCCGTTTTTTTATCGTAAGAAAATGAGTTATCGGTAACAGCCAAAATAACAAGAGTTCCAGCGTTCAACCTCTCAATTGCATCTGCCCAATTATAAGCAATTTGTGTGCCAACTGGATGATTTTTTGAATATAACTTTTTAAAAGACATTAATGCTTTTTGTGGAACAATGTAAGTAATGAGTTTCACATCTAAGTTTTTAAAAAAGTAAGGAAACATACTGTGAACTGAAAAATGTGTTTTACCAAAGCCAGTTGGAGCTTCTATCATTTTTATCTTATCAGTTAAAGACAGACTTTCAATAACATATGCCATCATCTCATCTGTCAATGTCTCATCATAAGCTTTTAACTTATTAAAAACTTCATTGTCAACAATTTCTTCGTCAAAATTTATATATTCAAACATATCTCTTGGATTGGCCAAAAAATCTTTCATTTTAGACTCTGGAACTACAAAGTCAATGTTAGGGTATTTTTCTAACTTATAGAAATCACCTTTAGGTATACAACCATCCTTGTAAAATATTCCATATTTACAATCAGGATAATCCTCTTTAAAAGCATCTGATATCGCATGAACCTTTATGATACCCTCACCCTTTAAAGATTGTTTGATTTCTCCAAAAGTATCATGTTTTTTACCACTTTCCCACATTAAACCAGGTACTTGTGAATCAACATTAAATGTTGTAAAGTGTTTTTTAGAGTAAACTCTGACCTGTTGAGCATCTAAGAGACCTGAATCAGCATAAGATTGAGTAATATGTGCTTGATAACCTAAACCACTATCCACTCTTATTTTTTGAACCTCGGAGACAAGAGTTCTTTGTCTTCTCTCTTGTTTTTTGAGTTTTCTTTCACCAAACCTTTTTTCTTGTCTTGTTTCTTTCATGTTATTTATCGTATTTATCATTTAATTTACCCCATAATTTAAGTATTATTTTTATATTAAGCAAGCGTTTTTACCAGAAACTTGCAAGTCCAAGCAATTCTTTTACCTCGTGATTAACATATGTGTCCATCACTAAATGTATCCTATCCTCATTTGAATTATTTATAACAGAGTGTGGTGCTCTCACATCCACATAATAGAAATGACCTGTCTTCAAATGATTAAAGGTTTTCTCTCTGCCTTCCCATAGATAAAACACAACATCTTCATTGGTTCTTATCGGCACATGTATCCTCACGATATTCCCATCATTGAAACCAAAGTCCTTGTCTATTCTATCAGAGTGTTTTCCAATACCAGACTTAGCCTTTATCTTCATCAATCTAACTCTTTCAAAGGTGCTGGGAATCCGTGTCATTATGTCTCTGACAGCACGAAAGCTAGGATTACCTAGCAAGTGAGTATCTTGTAGCTTTACCTCTGTCTTAACCTTACTACCCAACACATTCGGTTTAAGTATATCTAATGGATCTTCACCATAACCTCGTAGAGATAATGCTGTCCAAGCATCTCCCTTGCTATATTTCGTCTTGACTCTGCTTATCTTTGTGTTGTCTATATAATCCAATACAGCAGAATAATTAAGATCACATGGTTCAATCTTTAACTCTTTGATAACCCCTAGCTTGTCCATTCATTCCACCTTGCTTTCTGTTCTAATAAATAAACCTCACCCTTTACTTGTTTATCTTTACCCCATTCGATATCACTAACTTTGATAAAGTTATTCTTTTTATAGAATGATATGGCTCTCTTATTCTCAGTTCTAACTGATAGGATTATATCTCTACCAGCATTGAAATCAATGAATCTATTAAATATCTTTTTACCACTACCATCTCCTTGATTCTTAGCAGCTATCTGATGAAGTATACAATCTCCCTCTTGTGCTTCATAGGGCACCTTGACATAAGGACCCTTACCAAACATACTTTGTTCTATCAAACCAAGTTTTTGTTTTCTTTTATAATGATTGTAAGTGATAAGAACTTTATCTTCCCAAACAACATTACCACCCTCAATCATAGTTGTCATCTTATCGCCTCTGATATGTGGGAATAAGTCTCCGTATTGTTTGAACACCCCCATTATCTCATCAAAGTTATCCATTGTAGCATGTTTCATTATGGTCTCCTAAATATAAAAATTGGCTCGTATTTACTGAGTGTTCCATCAACTGAAACAGCATTCTTGACATTGGATTGATCAACACCTATCATTGATGCCATTAACATCTTTAACTTACCTTTGTATTCTCCACCAAGGCTTTCAATGATATCGATAGAGTCTTGCTCCAATGGATGAAACACACTCTTACCAATCTTGATATCAGCTATGTTCCATAACAAATATCTATCACTTC